GCTGTCATGTAAAGCATAAGAGCACCAAGCAGAAAAGCAATATTGAATATACGTTCAAAGACCCAAACAAAACGCAAGGTAAAATATTACAGGTTAACCAGGGCTGTGAGACACAAGCAGAGGCAGAACGTTTGGCCAAGAAAAAGCTACGAGAAAAGAACAAGAATGAAATTACTGGTTCCGTTGCTATACTTGGACATATCGTGCTGGCCGCATCTGCAACGATCAATTTAAAAGGATTTGGTAAATTTGACGGCAAGTATATCATTAGTAAATGCTCCCATAAGGTGGGGGGCGGATATACACAAAGCCTAGACATAAGGAGGTGCTTAGATGGATATTAGTGTAGCGCTAAAAAATTTAATCCGTGACGGAATCGTATCTAGTACAGACCCTTCAACTATGACGGCTAGGGTAACTTTTCCAGACCGAGACGATTTAGTATCATATCCGCTCGAAGTACTTTCTCATGGATCGCAAGATAACAAACACTACTGGATGCCAGGCGTTGGCGAACAGGTATTATGTTTATTCCTACCACAAGATAATAATTTGTCCCAGGGCTACATCTTAGGCACCACTTACAATGCCAAAGATAAGCCCTCTTTTAATGGGCAGAATATCCACGGCATCAAATTTGCGGACGGCTCGACTATCTCATATGATGCAGACGGAGGCGGTCTCGTAGTTAATTGCACGGGTAATCTAACTATAAACGCTCCTTCGGGGGATGTGGTGGTTAATGGAATCAGTTTAGTATCACATACACATGGTGGCGTCGTTCCTGGTGGCGGTAATACAGGAACGCCAAATTGATAGGAGGTGAGTAACATATCATTATTAAGTAAATTAGGCAGTACTGCTGCTAATTATAAGAAAAACCTTAATTCACAAGGTTTAAAGAATTTACAAAATACGCAATTAGGCGATGTGGCTTACTCTCGCCTATCTAATCTAGCCGATAAGTTTGGCTTGGGCGGGTACCTACCGCAACGCCAATTAGGTAGTTTCGGAAAAATAGTATTTGTAGCGTCCTCGCACACGGTGCGTACGTTCGATGCGTTGGCACGGAATATCAATGCTCGAACAGCGTCCCATGAAATCATAGGGCAAAAGCCGATACTTGAATTTTTGGGACCTGATGCGGATGATATCACCTTTACGATGAACTTTAATAAGCTGTTGGGTGTTGATCCTTTGAAAGAAATTGAGGAAGTGGCCAAGATGTGCCGAGAAGGTCAAGCTGAGCAGTTGATTATTAATGGCAAGCCTTTTAGTGAACATAAATTGTTGATTACGAGTATAAGTGCTGCGATGAATACAATCGACAATCGGGGCAACGTATTATCCGCATCAATTAACGTAACGCTGAAGGAAGCCCCAGATATTCCTAAAGTTATAATCACACCTAAACAAGGAGGCGATACAAATGCAAATTGACGTAAGCGCTCGTCTTGAAGGTATTGATTTTGCACCTAAGGATATTCTTACGGAAATTATTCAAAATGTACGAACTGTCATTTCTACAACGCAGTTTACTGTGCCACTTGACAGACGATTTGGTATTGATGGTACTGTTATCGACTTACCGCTACCGGTAGCAATGGCCAAAATATCTGCAGAAGTGATTCGCGCCATTACTGAATATGAGCCACGATGTAGAGTTATTTCCGTAGATTTTGAAGAAACAACCGCTACCGAGGCAGAAGAAGGTCACCTACGACCTAAGGTATCCATAGCAATCAAAGATGAATGGCTAGAAAGGATAGGTGGCTATGAAGCAGTATAGAACTATCCAAGGCGATATGTGGGACGGCATAGCCTTTAAAGTGTATGGTAGCGAAGCCTATATGAACGTACTATTAGAAGCTAATCAAGAGTACGCCCATTACGTAATACTGCCCGCTAATCTTATTTTGAAATGCCCTGATGTAGACATAAGGGCGACTATTAATTTACCACCGTGGAGGCGATAATAATGAATTTACCTGAAATCAACTTTGTCACGGCGGATAAAGAAGCCGTTGAAAAGGAAATATTCTCCCTCTACACAACTATTACTGGGCGAAAGCTAGCACCGGCGGACCCTATCCGCTTATTCTTATTAGCGATTACTAATATTGTGATTTTACTACTAAACCGCATCAATGATACAGGCAAGCAGAATTTATTAGCATATGCAAGAGGGGCTAATCTTGATCACATAGGCATTGCACTCGGTGTGGAACGTCTACAAGCGACCGGAGCGGTTACTACTATGAAATTAACTGCCTCAATGGCAAGGCCTGAAGGGATAGCTATTCTTAAGGGTACACGATTTACTTCGGGAGATGGTGCATTTTTTGCACTAACTGAACCTTATTACTTGTCAGCTAATGAAACCTCGATACTGGTAAAAGCGATATGTACAGAAGCTTCAGTTAAAGGGAATGGATATCCGATAGGGTCGATTACTACGCTCGTTGACCCAATTCCCTATATTGCAAGTGTAACAAATACCACAATCTCTGAGGGGGGTGCTGACGTGGAAACAGATGACGCATTCCGGGAACGTATTAGAGAAGCTCCTGAGAGCTTTTCTTGTGCTGGTGCAGAAGGGGCCTATGAGTTCTTTACTAAAAAAGCATCGGCCCTTATTAGCTCAGTGAAGGTGGTATCGCCTAAACCAGGGGATGTAGTTGTATATCCGGGTCTTGTATCTGGTGAAATAGCAAAGGCAGAAATCCTTAAGTTAGTGGAAACTGCACTTACAGATAAGAAGGTGCGTCCACTTACTGATAACGTATCAGTAAAAGCCCCCATTGCTAAAAATTACAGTATAAATCTCCAGTACTACATTGATTACGATAATGCCTATTACGCAGATACTATTAAAGCTCGTGTTGATGAAGCCGTTACAGATTACACAAAATGGCAATCTGGAAAAGTAGGACGAGATATTATACCATCCGAGTTAATTCGTCGCATTATGGAAGCCGGGGCTAAACGTGTTACTGTAACTTCTCCTATCTTTACCGTTGTTAAAGATGGACGAAAGGAAGACGGGTATCAAGTTGAACTAGCACAATGCACAGGCAAGACGATCACCTATGGAGGTGTAGAGCATGAATAACCTCCATGAATTTAATTTAAAGGATACTTTGCCAAGTTCAATTGCTAATGATGCCAATGTACAAGCTCTTGCTGAAGTAACTACTTTGCGACTTATGGCCTTGATGCCTTTTGTCGATAGGTTGACTATACTATCCCATCTTAACGAGTTGAGTACACCTATCTTAGATGAACTAGCGTGGCACCTACATGTTGATTTCTACGACGAGGCAGTAAGTAGAGAGCAAAAAATCAGGCTAATCCTTAGTTCGATTGCGTGGCATCGTAGAAAAGGGACTGTCGGATTGGTGGAGGAAGCAATTGGCGAATTATATTCTGAGTGCGAAGTCGTTGAAAACTGGAATTACGAGGGAGGGCAACCTTATCATTTTAAATTAGAAATGACCGGGTATATGATGACTCCTAATATTCGAGAGCGCGTGCTGCGCATTTTAGAGTTTGTTAAGAATAAGCGGTCATGGCTAGATGATATTGAGTATGTGCATGATATCGGCTCAAAAGGGATTTACATAGGTGGACTAGCCACTTCAGCGGGAAACGCAGTAGTAGACCCTGCATTAAAGATAAACATAGATCCGCAAGTTCAAAATGTATACATAGGTGGTATTGCTACTACCTACCAAATTATTCATGTATAGGAGGTACAAATGGCAAAATATCCAGCTGTCATTACAACAATGGCAGGTACTAACGCAACAGCAGAAGCTAACGCGAGTAAGCAAGCTTTAATTTTTACTAAAATCGTAATCGGTGCAGGCGACCCTCCTGCATCAATTGCTAGAGCGACAAGTTTGACGGATAAACGATTAGAGCTAGCAATTACTAAAAGCACGAAATCTGGCGATGGTCAATTTACAGTTCGGGCTTCTTTATCAAATGCTACTCTCGAAACCGGGTTCTATGCTCGAGAAATAGGATTAATGGCCAAAGTAGGGGAATCTGGACAAGAAATACTTTTCTCATATACGAACGGCGGGAGCTACGTAGATTACATACCTGATAAGACTACACCGATGGATAGCTACACTTTTACTATTACAACAGTGATTGGCAATGCTGAAAAGGTAGAAGCCCTTATCCAGGATAATGGATATGCAACAATCCGTGATTTAGAAGACCACAATAGAGCTGCAAATGCACATCAAGATGCCTTTAATAAAAAGTTAGATACTAAATCTAACCAATATGCAAAAGCAATCACTAAACACAATCAAGGCTTGCAAGTTACTAAAGGCGACAATTCGAAAGAAATTATTAACTTTATTACAGATAACTACGATGATAGTGATATTAATAAAGTGTTAAATCTTGCTGCACTTAAAAACTTATTAGGTCAAGGTGCTATCGTAGCATCGAAACTGGATAGTGTTAATGGATATGTGAAATTTGCAAACGGCTTCATTGTTCAATGGGGAATTACACAGTCAGACCCTGGTGCCGGTGGAGCGACATTTAATTTTCCGATTTCATTTAAGACAACAAACTATATCGCAATAGCTAATGGCGACCAATCGGTTGTTAATCTTAGTGGAATTGCTACGTGGTCGAATGCACCAAACTATATGACAATTGACAATACTGACAGTAGATATATTGGCAAGTATCGCGTAATTGCTATGGGGGTGTAAAGAAATGAACCAATATGTATTCGTACTAAATAAGCAAGGTGAACGCATTACATCTTTTGTTGATAATCTTATTAGCAAAGATGAATTACTAGAACAGGCTAAAAAAGAGTGGCCAGATGCAGCGGATTATATTTACTCTGCAGACGGAGATAGTATGCTTGATGAGTTCATGAAAGGTAAATTCTATGTCGATGGCAAGTTCGTTGCGCCTGATCCGTATGTTCCAACAAAGGAAGATAAGATTAACGCTATTAAATCTGAATACGAACCGCGTTTTAAATCCTTAGAAGAAGCTCAACGCCGATTGCTGTTGATGGGTAAACCTACGGTAGCCATTAGTGCACAATATATTAAATTAAATACCGAAATGGTAACTCGTATTAAGGAGGTGCAGTAATATGCCTAAATTTATCGGAGAAAGCAAAGTGCCGGTGATGGAATTTTGTGAGTACTGCTGGGAAGTGCTAAATGATGATGGAACTTGCCCTACGGAGGACTGTATCCATAACGAATTAATGGGCGAGGTACACGAAGATGAAATTACCAGTCGAACATAATATTCAGGTATATCGAGGCGAATATATTACATTAACTGTTGGATGTGATTCAGTAATTAATGCTGATGATGTATTCGCCTGCATAAGAAGATATAGCTGGGACGATGAAATAATAGAACGTTTTGTGATTACGAATAGTACATCTGAATTATTAGAAGGAGAAAAAAGCAAACTCAATCTAACATTAGATACTAATTCGATTGATAGCGGTACTTATTATTGGGATTTGTTTATTTGGGCAGGCAATCGACCTGTTAAATGTTTAGTAAAAGGTAAGATAATCATCAAACAAGGTATAAGTAATAGGGGGAAATGATATGAGCGAAAATACTATTAATATTTATATGGGCACAGAAGATAAAGTAAACGTTAAAGATGCAACTCAAATTATTAAATTGCAAGGGCCAAAGGGCGAACCAGGACCTAAAGGTGAAGATGGAGTACAAGGCCCGAAAGGGGAGCCTTTACGTTTTGAGGATTTAACCGAAGCGCAAAAGCTTGAGTTAAAGGGAGAAAAAGGCGATAAAGGTGGACAAGGTATTCCAGGCCCAAAAGGCGAGCCTTTTAAATATTCTGATTTTACACCGGAACAGCTTAATGCACTCAAAGGCCCTAAAGGTGATACTGGGGAAAACGGAGAACAAGGCCCTAAGGGTGAGCCGTTTAAGTACACTGACTTTACTGAAGAGCAGTTAGCTGCCTTGAAAGGTGAACGAGGAGAAAAAGGGGAGACTGGTGAGCGTGGCCGTAAAGGTCCGCAAGGTGATAATGTCAATCTTGAAACCGTCGCTAAACTTAAAGATTTATTATTAGACAATAATGTACTTGTGAAGAGTGACAGTCTTGAAGGCATTCTTCTTGAATACTTTGAAGCACAAAGAAATAGTAATACTGTTTACTTAGTTGGTGATGAGAGTATTGCAGAACCGTATATCACAGTGAATGAAGGTAAAATAAATATTACATATGGAGTAACCTTGCCATTCCAAATCAACGATGGCGAAGTCCAATTCATGGGGTCAGGAAATGTAACCGTTCCATTACCTTCTACAACAGAAAATACAACGATTAAATTCTATAGTGCACGAATGAAGTTGATGTACACAAAAGTTATAGAAGTATTATAAGAAAGGAGTGCCTATGTGGACAGGGCGGTTTGAGTTGAACGACATATTAACCACATTATCTATAGTTTCGGTGGTTGCTGGACTTGGATATAAGGTGTTGGTTATTCCGTTGCTTGAAAAATTAGATTTGCAAAGACTGCAAGATAATTTAATGATTCAAGAGAAAATGGGTAGCTTAATTGAAACGTTAAAAGACCTAAAAGAAGAAATTAAGTTATCTCGTGAGCAACGCACCAAGGCATACACGGAACATGTGAAGCTGACATCTCGGGTCGACGGCATTGAAAATAGGGTTGATGAGTTAAGAGGTGATTTTCATGAACATACCGCCAAAGCTCATTAATTCAATAAAAAAA